CCTCCACCGGCGAGACGGCCGGAAATCTCCTCCTCCTCCAACGCGCTTTCGACAATACCGGCGCGGGGGCGGACAAAGTCGGCCCCGCCCTGGCGAAACTCCAAAACAACATCTTCGGCGCAGGCGAGGGCAGCAAGGAAGCCGTCGCCGCCTTTGGTCGCATGGGCCTTTCCATGGAAGAACTCGCCGGGAAGACACCCACCGAGCAACTCGCCCTCGTCGCCTCCGGCCTCACCAGCATCGAAGACCCCAGCAAACGCGCTGCCACCGCCATTGATGTCTTCGGTAAATCCGGCGCGGAACTCCTCCCGCTCCTCACCAATTTCTCGGGCGAAATGAACGAAGCCCGCGCCACCGTCGGCATCATGGCCGACATCATGGACCGCCGAGCCAATGTCTTCGACGCCGTCGGCGACCGCTTCCTGATCATCTCGCAGAAGGTGCGCGACTTCGCCGCAGGCATCCTCGACAAAGCCCTCCCAGCCATCGACGCCATCACCAGCGCCCTCTCCCGCATCGATGCCGCCGCCGTAGGCCAAAACCTCGCCAACGCCTTCCTCGGCGGCGAGAACGCGATGAAAGGATTCCAATCGGCCGTGGATGCCATCTCGATCGGCAAGGTCGGTCTCGCCTTCGAGCTTTTCTGGGAATCTTTAAAACTCCAGGCGATGCAAAGCGGCAATGCGATTTACAAATATCTCTCAGCGAGTTTGCAGACGGCGGCAGATACCATCGTCGATTTATTCGGCCCATCCAGCGGCACATTCACTCTGCTGATCGACTCGTTTGCGTATGCAGGCAAAGCCTCCGGCGTGAAATTCGCGCAAGGCATTCTGGCCATGTTGCCGGACATAAACGACGGCCTGCTCAAGACAATCAACCTCGCCGCCACATTCCTGCCAAATATCGCAGGCCCGGCCGCCTTAGCCTTCAACGCCGCCAACAAAGGCCTTGATGCCCTTCGCGGTTCGATGGATGGCATGCAAGCCAACCTCGAAAAGCAAAAGGAAACCCTCGGAACTTCTTTTGAAAATTTCTCCGCCAACGCCAAAAAGCAAATCGGCGAAATTCCAAAAGAGTTTGAGCAAAACCTCGCCAGCGCAAACGCTGAATTTTTCAAAACCGGCGAGCAGGCCGCTGTGGTTAAAGGACTCCAAGACGAAGTCACCGCCGCCACCGCAGCCACAACCGCCGAGCGCGCGACACAAGCCGAGCAGACCGAGGCCGAGCTTAAAAAACGCCAAGCACTCAAAGACCAGCAAGCCGCCGCAGACGCCCTAGCCAAAGCCGACAAAACCGCCATCATCGAACTCGAGACCCAGCTCAACGCCGCCAAAGCCGCAGGCAACACCGAACTCGTGGCCTCCCTCGAAAAAGACCTCGAGCGCAAGAAGGCCACCGAGGAAATCGCCAAGCTCACCGACGACTATGTGAAAACCCTCGGCGTCACCAAAGAAGAAGCCGGAATCCTCGCCACGAATTTCGTAAACGCCAAAAACGCCGCCGCTGCCGTGAAGGTCGACAAGACGACCGTCTCCGAAGCCAAAGCCGAAGCCAGCAAAGCCGCCGAGGCCGCCAAGTCCTTCGCCACCTGGCTCGACTACATCAAAGGCGTCGATCCCTCCGCGCCCGTGAAAAGCCTCAAAGAGCAGACCGCAGAAGCCCGCAAGGAAATCACGGCATTCGGCGAATACATCGGAGTGGATCTCAAAAACAAATCCTTTCCCGATGTCGCTCGTGAGCTGGGCATCAAAAACCTCGGATCCACCGGCAGCGAGCAGATGCAGCAAATCCTCGACTACATCGCCAGCAAGCGCGGCGAACTCACCGGCATCCAGCCGATTGACGAAAAAGGCGGCAAGAACTCTCTGCAAAATATCCAGGCCGAAATCACCAAGCTCGGCTCTACCCAGCAAACCCTCAACCTCGACGCCACGAAATCCATCGAAGGCATAAAATCCAAGCTCAAGGAAAACATCGACCTCGCCATCACGACCGGCGAAGGCAGCAAAATCCTCGGCGAGATAAAAACCTTCGTCAGCGAGATCAAGACCCTCGTCGGCAAAATCGAACCTAAGCTCCCCACCCACGCCCTCGCCTAAGCCATGCCCACCGTCTACTCCTCCACCGGCACCCAATGGCCACTGCTGCAAAGCAAGACCGAGCAGAAATTCAAAAGCGGCCTTTTCACGGTCTCGGCCGAATTCATCCGCCCGGTCGGCAATACCGGCCTGCCCACCGGTATCGAGACATCCATCGGCGATGTCGATGTCTGGCCCGAGCCGACCGTATCAAGCGGCACGGATGGCTTCGAGCGCATCAACGCGACCGGATACGGCGTCTGGGATAACAGCGTCACAGAAGTGACTTACGATTACAGCGCGGAAACCCTGCCGGTTTATTGGTCGCTGGAACTAAATACCCCCCCGTATGTCTCTATTGTTGAAACTTCCCTCTCTGTCATCTTCGAGACCGCGCACATTCGCAAAATCGGAGACTCGATCCCACAACTTGGAAATTTAACTCTTCGGATTCTTTCCGCGACGGGCGCAGACATCACGGACACGCTATTTGATGTGTCGCAATTTGATGCTCGTATCATTCCGTCTATTTACGCCGGGACATTCCAAAAAAAAATCCGCACACTAATCCAGCCCGTTATGGCGAAAAAAAACACCTATGGAGAGATCATAGAAACCGAAGTGACCTATGGATTTATTAAACACGATGCGGCAGAGCTAAACCAATCCACCGCGCTCTCTTTCGGATATTTTAGTTTACCCCCGGCGCCCAACCCTTAATGGCCTCAAAACCACCAGTCTCGTTTGAAGCGCTGGCAAAAACCGCTGCAAACCCGGCTTCTGGCGGCTACCCCTACCAGTTGAAAGGGGCTGACCTGGACAAGAATTTTACATTTGCCACGGAGCAATTTAATGAAGACCATTTTACTCTCGGCACCAGCCTCGGCGCAGGCGGCCACCAAGCCCGAAAGGTCGCGCTGAAAACCCCGATCCCCCCCATACCCTCCACGGGCACCCATGTCCTCGGCGCGGTGGATGGGGAGCTGCAATGGATCGCCACGGAGGAATGCTGACAATGACCATCGGCCGAACATCCTCCGGAGCCATCAAGATCAAGACCGACGGCGGCACCACTCGCGCTGTCGAGTGCGATTGTTGTGGCAGCTGCGATCTTTGCGGGGCAGTAATTGCATCGGCCCCGCTTTTAAATCTAATCAAAAACGCAACTAGCGTTTCGGTAAATTACGATTTCCCAAGCTTTTCTTATTTCCAACAAGTTTCTGGAACTGAAACTTTATCATGGAATGGCATATATGCTTTTGCGGATATTCAATACGATGGCGCTATTTCGATCGGGCTTATTGGTAATTGCTTTGGATTTTCAATAGGTGAAGTAAGTGGATCAAATCGAATTGTTAATTTTTATACATCAGGTCAAGATTGCGGTTTCCCTACTGATCCATTTTTAGTTCATCAATTTTTCACGATACCTGTAAATGGATATAATATAGACGCTTTCCAAAGCGTGACATTCATGACAGCTTACCCTCCCGGGTTTTATCCTTCGCCTAGTATAAGCATTTCGTTTTCGTGACAGAAAATAATTACCCCCGCTTTTTTGCCAGATTCGGCCACGCCGCGCACCGCTTCGCTCGCTCTGGCTTCGTCGCTACCCCGCCCGACATCCTCGCCCAGCGAGAAGCGACCTGCCGCGCCTGCCCCGAGTGGGACGCCGCCGCACTAAACGGAACCGGCCGCTGTCGCAAGTGCGGGTGTTCGACCTGGGCAAAACTCCGCATGGCCACCGAAGCCTGCCCGCTCGGCAAGTGGGAGGCCATTTCCTCCCCCTCTGTGTCCCCTGTGTCCTCTGTGGTCAATCCGCTCCCGCCCGCTCCCGAAGCCACTCGGAAGTCCGAGTGATTTGACACACGCCGCTCGGCAGCGGCATGAAACTTTTCTTAGACCTCAAAAACCGGCGCTTCGTTAAGTCCGCCGCGTCGAATGTCGCGCTCGACCGCCTCGTCCTCAAGCGCCGCGACACGCTCCCCATCGAGGTCGTGTATGTCGAGAACGGCGCCCTCGCCACGCCACCCGCAGGCACGACCGCCGCCGTCGGCCTCAAGGCGAAATTCTCCGATTCCAATTTCCTAGCTTTCGCGGCCCCCGGCCAGACCACCCTTGATCTAAACACATTGCCGGTCGAGGCCGCGTTTTCTCTCAACCCCGCCACCGTCAGCGCCCTCCTCGAAATCAAGTGGGGCGCGCCAGGCAGCGCCCACCGCACCGCCACGCTTGCCGTTGAACTTCAGAACGCCGTCATTACCGGCGACGAGGGAACCCCCGCCGCGATCCCCGACGGCAAGGCCACCCAAGCCGAAGCCGAGGCTGGTCTCGATCACACCAAATGGATGACCCCGCTCCGCACCGTGCAAGCCATCGCGGCATTTAACTCCTCTGCCGGGATCGGATTCATGCCAGCTCCCACCACGCCATGAGCCAGCAACTCGTCCGCTACATCAATTTCGGCATCGCCCCGCAGGCTCCGCAAAAGCCAGACCACGGCCGCCGCCTCTACCTCCTGCCAAACGGCGACTTCGCCACGATCGACGATGCCGGCGTCATCACGCCACTCGCCACCGATTGGGACAGCATCACCGGCAAACCCTCGGTCTTCCCGCCCTCAAGCCACGCGCACCCCACGAGCCAAGTCACCGGCCTCGACCAAAACCTCGCCGACCTTGAGGCCGCCGATCTCGCGCTCGGCCAGCGGATCGACTACCTCACGGAAAACCTCGACCCCGCCGCGCTCGACTCCATCGCCGAAGCCGCCGCAAGCATCAACTCGCTCCAGACCCAACTCGACACGCACACGCACACGGCGGCCGACATCACCGACTTTGCCGATGCCGTCGTTGCCGTCTCGCCTCCCGTCGATTGGTCATCCCTCACTGGCAAGCCCACCGAGTTCCCGCCCGAGTCGCACACGCACCCGGCGAACCAGATCACCGGCCTCTCAGACTTCATCATCGCCAGCGCCCCCGGCCTCTCGATCAACTCCACGATCCGCTACGGCGACGGCACCAGCGTCACCTTCCCCATCGATGGCCTCGTCAGCAACGACTCCGAGTCCGTCCTCGTCGCCCTCAACGGCGTCACTCAAGCCCCCGTAACAGACTACACCGTCAGCGAAGCATCGGGCACGATCACCTTCGACTCCGCGCCCGCCGCAGGCACACAGATCGCCTGCACCGCGCTCGGCCTGCGAACCGTCCAGCCGCCCATCGACCCGACCCTCTATTTGTTCGCCTTCGATTCCACCCTCGACGGCCTCACCACCTACAGCGGCCGCTTGCTCAATGCCGACCGCCCCGCCGCGCCAGCACTGCCCGAGACCGCCACCACCTGGACAATCAAACGCACCACGCTCAACGCCGCCGGGCGCGTGCTCGCCACCGCCTCGGCCATTGGATCGTGGTCTAACCGGGAGACTCTCGCCTACGCATGACAACAATCACCGAGAGCAACCTCACGCAGACGCTGGACCTGTCGTCCTTCGACCTCACGCTCCCCGCTGTCGTGGTCGAATACCCAACACGCTCGAGCTTCCCGAGCATCGGAAAAGCGGATCGCCTCTACATGGCCCTCGACGAAGGAATGCCCTACCGCTGGAGCAGCTCCGCGAACGCCTACGCCCTCATGATTCCGATCATCGACGCGGGAGCTTTTTGACAATCACCCCACCCACGAACACCAACCTAAACCACCACCACCTAAAAAGCCATGGCTAATCCCATCCTCAAAATCAAACGCGGTTCAGGCGCGCCAGTTTCGCTCCAACAGGGCGAACTCGCGATGGACCTCCTCAACAAGTCCCTCTTCATCGGCACAGCCTCCGGCCCTCTGGCCATCGGCGGCGAGCATGTCTTCGCAAAGAAGACCTATGTCGACAGCGCCGTCTCGAGCGAGCAATCCGCCCGCGAAGCCGCCGACACCACGCTGACCAATAACCTCAACGCCGAGATCTCCCGCGCCCAAGGTGCCGAGAGCGACCTCGCCGACGACATCACAGCGGAGGAGACAGCACGCATCGCGGCCGTTAGCGCCGAGCAATCCGCTCGTGAAGCAGCCGACACCGTCCTCGACGGCAAAATCACCACGGAGAAAAACCGCGTCGACGCGATCCTCTCCGCTTCCCAGGCTGACAAAGACAGCTTCGCGGAAATCGTCACCCTCATCAATTCGGTCGACACGACCAACGACAGCGCTTTCGCGGGCTATGTGCTCAGCAACAACGCCGCTCTCGCGCAAGAAGTCAGCGACCGCCAAGCAGGCGATTCCGCCCTCGGTCTTCGCATCGATGGCGTGGAGACAGCCGCGACCGCGCTCACTGGCCGCGTATCTGCCGCTGAGCAGGACATCGTGGACCTCGGCAGCGACCTCGCTGCGGAAGAGTCCGCCCGCATCGCAGCCGTCTCGGCCGAAGCGACCAGCCGCGCCAATGCCGACACGACTCTCCAGTCGAACATCGACGCCGAGGCTTCGACCCGCGCCACAGCCGACACGAGCTTGTCGAATAGAATCACTGCACTCGAAGGTGCCAGCGCGGATTCCCGCCTGGACGCAGTCGAGGCCGATGTGGCCGACCACGAGACCCGCATCACCGCGCTCGAGACGACCATCGACGGCGGAGTTTACTAGTCCAACCCGCAACCCACTCCCCGGCGGGGCGGCCGATGCCGCCTCGCCAAGCGGGGGGAGTTAAAAAAATCCGCTGAATAAATCAGGCCCATGCCAAATCCAACCATCATTCCGAAAAAGTCGGTCCAGAGCGGAGCAGTTCCGCCCACTCTCGCCCTCGGCGAGATCGCCATCAACCACGCCGACCGCCGCCTTTACTCGCGCAATCCCGCGACTGGCGAAATCTATCGCCTCGCAGGCGCAGGCGAAGCCCCGGATCGCGTCTTCGTTTTCGACAGCAACGGCGACACCACATATCTGGGATACCTCCTGTATTCGGATGTGCCGGCAACCGGCTCCATCTACGACGCACCAGACTGGGAAATCTCCCGAACCCAATTCTCCGCAGACGGCAACTCCAGCACCGAAGCCAGCGCCACCGGCGCGTGGAATGACCGCACCACCCTTTCCTATGCTTAGTCCACTCTACGGCCAACTCTCCCCTCTGCGCATTCCGACTCAAATCCGCCGCGCCGCCGTCTCCGACTCGGACGCAGAAGCCTATTTGCAAGCGGTCGAGACTGCGGATGGACTGCAATTAGAACAAGATGTCGCCAATGCAATGAATTCGTTCGTCGTCGGTTGCAAGTCCGACGGCATCTGGAGTGCGATCAAGGCCTCTTGCATTTTGGCCGGCGCACGCACTCTCTCTGGCGCGCTTGTCCCCCTCGTCGGCACTGCGCCGACGAACTTTAATTTCGTCTCCGCAGACTACAACCGAAAAACTGGGCTTATTGGAAACGGAACATCGAAATACTTAAACACCAACCGAGCAAATAACTTAGACGCCCAGACCTCAAAACACATTGCTCTTTATGTATCCGAGCAAGACTCACTAACTAGCTCAAGATACTATTTATCCAACGGAGCTGGATCGTCGCAATGTAATTTGTATAAAAATGGCACGCAAAGATTTGCAAGAGTTAATTCCGGCTCTGCAACCGCATCAACTGGATCGCTGCCAGTTTCTTCCACTTTTTGGGGGGCAAGTCGTGGATCTTCTACAAATTTCATCGAAAGAATTTCTGGGGTTTCAAATACAATAACGAACACTGCCACTACCAGTAGCGTCGGTGTTCATGCTCTTTTTTCCCGCGATGCTACGGGCGCGGTGGTCGCAAGCAACTCAAGACTATCATTTTACACGCTTGGTTCAAACCTCAACCTCGCCCTCCTCGACACTCGCGTGACCAACCTTATGACCGCCCTCGCAGCCGCAATACCATGACACTCGCCGATTTAATCACCCAGCCGATTAGCTACGAGACCGCCAAGGAACTCGCTATTGTCTTGACACCCGCCCAAGCCGCCACGCTCGGCGCGATCCAATCGCAATACGGAAACCCGCAGCATGTCGCCGCGCCAGTGTCGCTCACCGATGGCCGACTCATGCTATGCGCCGACCTCCTCACCGAGACCGGCCCCGGCGGCCTCTACGCGCAGGGCTTCGCGCACCTCCCCGCCGAGCTTTTCCCGCAAGTGCAAATCATACCCATGGCCGACGCCGTCGCCCTTATCCCACAACCAACTGACCTATGATCGAACAAACCAGCACCAGCGTAAAATTCCTCGCCTTCTTCACGGCGTTGAAAACCGGCAAGACCGGCCTCACTGTCACCATCGACATTTACGATCCAAGCGGAACGCAAATCGTGACCGGCGGCAGCGCCACCGCCATTGGCGGCGGTCTCTACGCTTACACGCTCTCCACCAATAACAGCGCGGAAGGCGAGTATGCAGCCATTTTCAAAACCTCGGACACCACCGTGGACGCCCAGCACATCCCGAGCCTCTGGGTTCTTGGGCGAGCAGGCGTTGAAAACCTCGACGCAGCCGTCTCCTCCCGCTCGACCCTCACCGCCGAGCAGGTCAACGCCGAAGCCGACACCGCCCTCTCTGATGTCGGCCTCACCAGCACCATCACCGGCCGCATCGATCAAGCCGTGAGCACCCGCCTCGCCGCCGCTGATTACACCGCCCCCACCTCGGCCCCAAGCGTGGCCGACATCCGCACCGAGCTGGCCGTGGAGTTGGGTCGCTTGGATGCCTCCGTGTCCTCGCGTCTCGCCAGCAGCGCATACACAGCGCCGACAACCCCACCCACAGCGGCAGAGATCGCCGCAGCCGTCGAAGGCAGTCTGCTCAACGAAGCCGACGGCCAAGCAGTGCTGAACGCCCTCGTCGGCGCCATCGGCAACACGAACCTCAGCGAAGTCTCTCTAGTCGCCGCCGTCCGCGCCGACCTCGAGCGCACCGGAGGCAAACTGGACAGCATCCCGACCACATCGGCCCCATCGGCCTCCACGGTTGCCGGAGCAGTCCGCACCGAACTCGGCACCGAACTAGGTCGCATCGACGCCGCGATTTCCTCGCGCCTCGCCTCGGCAGACTACACGGCCCCGACAGCCGCCCCAACCGCCGCGCAAAACGCCAGCGCCGTTCGCACGGAACTCAGCACCGAACTCGCCCGCATCGATGCGCCGATCTCCGGAGCCACCGCGCCAAGCGCCGCCACCGTGGCCTCGGCCGTCCGCACCGAACTCAGCACCGAGCTGGGCCGAGTGGATGCCGCCGTGAGCACCCGCCTCGCAAGCAGCGCCTACACCGCGCCAGCCAACAGTGACATCGCCGCAGTAAAGGCTAAGACGGACAACCTGCCCGCATCACCAGCAGCAACCGGAGACATCCCATCGGCCAACATCACCGCGATCAAATCCAAGACGGATCTGCTCAACACCGACCGCCTCGCCAATGTCGCGACCACGAACATCGTCGGAACGCTTCTCGCCCAGGCGAACTCATGAGCTTCGAGCAAGTAAAAAACCGCCCCGGAGTCAGACTGAGCGTCAGCGAGGCAATAGCCGCGCTGGCGCTCGTCGCCACGGTCTTCTCGATTTCGCAAGCCTGGTGGATTCTGCCCGAGAAAGTCAGCCGCGTAGAGATCGAAAACGAAAAGCAGGAAGCCCGCCTTCAAAAGATCGAAGCCACCGCTGCCGACCGCGCTGAGACTCTGGCCCGCATCGACGAGCGCACCAAGCGCATAGAGCAAATCCTCGCCAATCGCCCGTGAGGCTTTGACATGCGGCTAAGGGAGATGAAAGCACTCTTCTCCAAGCTCAAAGAGCCAAGCACTATTCGCGGCGTGGCCATTCTCCTCGGTCTCGTAGGAATCAACCTCGATCCGCAAGCGGTCAACGCCATCACCGCAGGCGTGGCGGCCATCATCGGCCTCGTCGAGGTTTTCCGAAAAGAGAAATGAACGCGCCTCGCATTGCGCTGTTTATTTTTGTCCTAGCGTTCTTATTCCTCGGCCTCGCGCTTCTCACCGGGTGCTCAGCCCTTGGGCCGGTCGGCATCAGTTTCGAGACCGACTACGGCCGCTTCACCTACCAGCTCCCCGAAGTCCCCAGCCGCACCCTCAAAGACAAATGAACTTCCTCGACTTCCTGCGCCGAATGTTCCCCATGGCCCAGCCCCCCGCCGCGCCAGAACCGGCAAAGTCGAAGTCGAAGCCCCCAGGAGCGCCGTCGTCCCCGACGGCCACGCCACCCGTCCGCTACTACCCGCAGACCAACCGGAAAACGCCGAATGTCTCGTCCGGCCGCGTGATCAAGCCGACTCACATCGTGCTCCACCACACCTCCGGCGCTTACGCTGGCAGCGTCTCGTGGTGCATGGACCCGATAAGTAAAGTCTCGTATCACTGCATCGTGGCCCGCAACGGCAAACGCACCGTGCTCGCCACGCCAAGCCAGCGCACCTGGCACGCCGGCGTCTCAAGCTGGCAAGGCCGCAAAGACGCCAACAATTTCGCCATCGGCCTCGCATGGGAAGGGGACACCTACCAGACCCCACTCAGCGACGACGCCATCCTCAGCGCCGTGGAATACCTTTTGCCGATCCTCGACGAATACCACATCCCCCTTTCCAACATCATCCGCCACGCCGATGTCGCACCCGGCCGCAAAGACGATTGCTCTCCAGCCGCCCACGCCGCGCTGATCGCAGCCCTCAACCGGGTTCTCTGAATATGGCAAAAAAAACCGCCCCGCCAAAAGACCGCGAGGCCGTCATGCTCCAAGCCCGCGCGCTCCTCGCCGAGCATTTCGATGTCTCCTTGTGCATCGTGTCCTGGGAGGACGAGGGCGAGACCTATTACATGGATTTCAAATTCGGAAACGATTACGCGGCCCGAGCCCTCTGCCGCGAAGCGGACGAAATTCTCTGGCCACTCGAAGAGGAAGAGGACGACGAGGAGGAAACCGCGTGAAGGCCACGCTTGAGTTCGCCCTGCCCGAGGAGCGCACCGAGCACATCTGCGCGGTCAAAGGCATGGACACTGTTTTAATACTCGACGACCTCCTTAACGAAATCCGCTCTTTCCTTAAACATGGCAGCGGCGAATTCCGCGAATGGCGAGACGACGAAGGCGTCACGCAAAAAGGATGCGACGCAACCCTCGAAAAAGTCCGTTCCTACATTTGGGAACTTCGCAAAGACAACGAAATCCCCGACCTGCCATGACACCTGTAAAAAAATGGAAAAAGTGGATGGCCGTCGGGTGCTCGCACGGCGCCGAGATCGATCCCGAAGCCCGCGCCGCCGTGCTTCGGTTCAGAAGCGCCTGGAAGCCCCACACCACCCTGCACCTCGGCGACTTCATTGACCTCTCCGCCTTCCGCGCCGGAGCCGTCCGCGACAGCAACGACTCCGACCACGCCGCCGATGTCGCGGGCGACCTCATGGCCGGCATCGAATTCCTGCACGAGCTAGAGCCCAACCAAATCCTCTGCGGCAATCACGAAGCCCGCCTCTGGAAATTCAGCAAAAGTCCCAACGCCCTCCTAGCCTACGCCGCCAACCTAACCATCCAAAAAATCGAGGAGACCGCGAAGAAACTCCGCGCCCCGCTGACCCCCTACGGCATTCGCAATTTCATCGAACTCGGCGGAACGAAGTTCGTCCACGGTTCGATGTTCAATGTCAGCGCCATTAGGGACCACGCGGAGACCTACGGGAATGTGGTGATGGCGCACCTCCACCGCGTCGGTTGGGAGCGCGCCCGCAACATCGATGGCGCCTCTGGCTACTGCGTCGGCATGCTCGCCAACTTCGACATGCCCT